TTCGGTGTAGGGGAGGGCCGCTTGTTTAGGATACATTCTGTTTGTACCCAAGTTCACAGGGATCACACCAAACCTGTCAATGGCGTTGCTGGCGCCCTCAATATACTGGGTTGTTGATTCTTTTAAATTCTGAGAACCAGACGATGATTGTTTGGGAGTGCTGGACAGCATTGAGGTTGCCAAATATCCAACCAAGCTAATACCGATTCTTGCAATGCCTGTGAAAAGCGCGGTTTGACCAGCGGTGAGAACACCTGTACCTAAAACCCCTAAACCTAAGCTCGTGCCTATAGCTGGGGCAAGATAAGGAGCCGCAATAAGTACAGCGATGCTTAAAATTGCACTGAGTGGGTTTTTTCCTCCACCGCCGCCCGTAGGAACGATGTTGACGCAGACAACAGTACCTGTTTTAGGTCTTACAACACCCCAGTTGATAAACGGTATTGGATCGCCGTTGATTGTTACCACCGTTCTCAAACCTCTTATTTTACGAGGGAAAACATGTTTTACAATTTCATCAACGGTGCATCCTTCAGGGACTTGGGTCGTTTTGTGTTCTAAATTAAACGGTAGGAGGGCTGTCTGAACATTGTGCATATCTGAAAAACCCTATTAACCGTCTCGACCATTGTTGTTCTTTGTTGTAGTGGGTATGTGTTGTGCCAGAACCGTATTCACAATGTATCATAACACCTTTGCTTACCACAAGCCCAACGTGCATGGCTTCACCGCGTATTCTGAAAACCGCAACATCAAAAGCTTGTTCTTCTCCAATTTCAACTCGCTGCCATCTTGAACATTCATTTTCAATAATTTTAGGAATTGTTACCTTATCTTTGGTATCAGGATAATCGTTCAAACAAGGTAAAGAAATTTTACGCTCGTGTTGGAACATCAAAACAATCAGGCCCCAACAATCTGCTCCGTCAAGTTCGCGGCCATGTTCTTTGAATGGGGTTTTTATATATTTATTCGACCACATTAGAAAAGACCTGGAAAACCTGAAGGATTAAAACGACCTGAAGGAAAAGGCTCCAATCCCCAATAATCAAAAGTCAGATCCGCCTCAATTTTCATGGCATCATAATTGACGTTCGAAAGTCTAAAGTTATCGTACTCAAGCTCTATGAAATCAACATCATTTGAAAGTACGCACTGGATTTTGACGATAACTGATTTTTTTATTGAGCGAATGGCGTCAATAATCTTCCTGTCAACGTTGTCGATTGCCAACTTAGCGGAAACAGTGCCGCTGCTGTCATCCCTTGGTAAAGAAATATCAAAAGGAAGAAAAACAAAGTCAATCCCGTTACTGGTACACCCGTAAATATCATCACCTAAAGCCGGTAATCTTTCGTAAGGGTCGGACGATAAATAAATTGGTTCAGCGAGTTCATCGCCGTAAATTGTCAATAAAGCAATAAAAACCTCATCGGTTTCCTGAGCATAGGCCGCTTCCTTGAATGTTGTGCTTGTCATGGTAAAAGTTCCATTTCAATACTTACGTCCCACATTGTTTCTCTTGCTGCATAATCAGGCTCAGAGGTAAAACGAGCGCGTTCCGTCACACCTGTTCTAGGATTGACAAAATCAAAAACCAAAGATTCATTATCATCATAAAAATCATCAAGAGTTACAGTTTGTGCTTCAGTTAAAAACAAACTCAGTTTCACTGGGCGAATTGCCATAGATGAGCGTTTACGAACCTTCGCTGGCCCTATCTCCATAGGAGAGCGCATTGAGCGTTTGGGTTTGGTTTCGCTGTAACCATCTCTGTTCACTTCAAGTGTTGCAGGCCATGCTACCATTTTATCTCCGTTTCAATTCACGAGAGTTGTAAGTGTTTAGGGCCCTGTTAGTTGAAGTTCCTTGTTCAGATATTTTCTTACTGACAGCTTCGTCAATGAGAACATCAATTTGAACCCCTCTTGAATTTTGGGTCTGTGTGACGCTTGCTTTAGCGTTGCCGTAATTGTTGACGTTGACTACCACAGGAAGCCCGCCAGCATTGTTGTTTGCCGCGCCGCTGACCCTTACACCGAGTGATCCGTCTGAGCCGCGTTGCAAAGGCATGACAGCCTCTGCACCAGCCTCTCCCATAACCCCAAAAGAGCCACCTTGACCAAATTGAAACATGGTGGGCTTGCTGTAAACACCGTTCGTGAATGTTCCACCTTTTGCAAACGCTTGAACACCGTTGTTGTCAAAAGCGTTACCTTTGGCACTGAAAAGAAACTGCCCAATGCTAGAAAGGATATTTCCGCCCGTGCCAGTTTGTCCAAAACCATCAAAGAACTGTTCGAAGCCTTTGTCCAACATCTTATCTAAAATTTTGTTCAAAGAGTTTACGACAGCGTTTGAAAACGATTCCCATATAGATTTACCGTTTTTTAAACCTGAAGCTATGTCTGTAAAAAAAGACCGGCCAACATCTTTTGCAAAATCTATTGAATCGGACAGGGTTTTGTTTTTGTCCGTCAGATTTACTGTTTCGAGAGCCAACGCTTTCAAATCTGTTATTTGTTGAGGAGTAAGGTTAATGCCTTTGGCTCTGGCCGCGTTTAAAAGCTCGGTCTCCGCTCTGAATACTGCCGCTTCTCTTGCGTTCATACCAAGAGCAGTTCCTTCATCTTTTAGGGCCTGTATTGAAAGCTGAGTTTCTGCAACAAGTTCCTGATAAAGCTCTATCTGAGACTTTTCAGATTTGCCTTTCTTCTTATCGCTATCCTCAGCACCTAAACCTTGGGCATAAACTCTCAAATTTAAAGCAGCATCCTTAATTGCTTTTTTTGCTGTATTTGCGGCATCACCGATATAATCGGTGTTCAATGATTTTGAAAACACATCACCTAAATCAATTTTGGCTTCACCGCGCATTTGGCGACCTACGTTTTTCCAACCTTCGATAATGACTTTGAAAGCCCCGACGAAAAAACCTATAATTTTGTTTACAGCAGTTTTTGCAGAATTAACAATGTCAATTCCAAAAGTATCATCTATGGCTTTGCTGAAAACTGTTAAAGAGGCCGTTATCAACGCAAAAGAAGCCAAAAGAATTGCTACAGGCGCGTTTGCTATTACCCATGCCGCTGCCATTTTTGCGCCTGCCGCTAAAGCAGACGCGCCTAAAACACCAAGATAATAAATGCTAGAAACAATGGCGCCAGCGTTGAACAACAAAAGTGTTGCTCCGGCAATACCTACAGAAATCGCCAAACCTTCGAAATTGTTTGCGACAACGTCCATACCGTCAGCAAGTAAATTCAATCCACTTCGAGCAACCCCAGTCCAGTCAACCATCTGAATACCTGCCGCAACCAAGGCAACAAGACCTATTGAAAGCAATGCCACAGGGCTTATGATCTGTCTCAAAGCTATTCCAATACCTTTGAGGGGGTTTTCCATGCTGCTGATAATAGCGGACAATTGCGTACCTTGTTGGATAGCAATGGTCAAAGGGTTCATACCCATGGACGCGGTGACGCCGATATCCTGAAACTGTGCCGCAACGTTTGCGGTGTTAAACCTGTTGGGTAACTGATCGTTCGCCACTCCAAGAGGAGCTGTGCTATTCGCGCCTGCGCTTGCCTGAAGGACTTGGGCCGCTGACGTTGAGCGTTTAGCAACGGCAACGCTGGTCGTATTCAAACCCCTTTGAGCTTTTTCAAGGCTGTTAGCGGCGCGTGCAGCGCTATACATCGCTTTGGTTTTAAGTTCTTCAGCTTTGGCAACCTTTACCGCTTCACGGGCTTGAACAATCTGTTCTTTCGTTGCGGTCTTGGTGGTGTTTGCCAGTGCTAAGGCAGCGGCAGCGGCCTCTCTGTTGGCCTTGGCGACTTGATACGCTGTTCTGGCAACAGACGTGCTTATAGACCCAGCAGTGCTTGAAACACCGGATGCGGCGGCTTGTAATTTGTTAAGACTGATTTTGGCTTTATCAAGGTCTGTCGTGTCAACTTTGAAACCCAATTGAGCAATGTCTGTCATTTTTTACCCTTTTGTTTTTCTCTTTCACGAATACGAGCGTTTTCAATCTCTTTGTTTGTTTCATCGCAGAAAACAGCATCCATTGCCATCATAATATCATATTCCCAAGGATATACAATGATTCCTGTCAAAGTTGACCATGCAAGATATTCTGACGGGGGTATGACATGTATGAAGCCTTCACGACTTCTCGATATTTTTTCATTCAATGAAAAATACCAATCCCATATATATTTAACTTCGTAAGGAACTAAGAAAGGTGGTGTGAAGGGGACATTCATCCGAGAATTTAACTCTCGGCGGGTCTCTCCATTTTCATCGGGTATTTCATAGCGGACGTAAATCCGCGTTGCTTCAACGAGCCGTGCTTTTAGCTCTGAAAAAAAGATGCTTCGTCGCCGAATGCTTCCTCTATTTGTTTCCTGAAAAAGTAAAATTCATCAAGGACGTAATAAACGTTTTTTTGATTAAATTCGGGTACTTTACCGTCCAGAGTAATATCTCCGTACCATTCCCAACCGGTCATAGCAGCAAAGATTAAAGCTTTTGCGTTTTCTTCAATTTCTTCAGATTTGAAACCTTTACCGCGCTGCTCAAGATGAATTTGTTGATCTCTGATTTTGCGCTTAAGTTTCTTAAGTTTCTCATCTTCTAAAGAACAAAGAAAAATACGAATGCCAACCTCAAGCCCTGTTTTAGGGCTTAAGATTTCAAGAGTCCGCTCGGAAGGTTTTAGATCGTTCAAGTCCATATTATGCTACCGCAGATGTAGGAGCAGTGGTTGAACTTGCGTTACCTGACGCATTGGACGCTGTTACGCGTGCTGTAATGCGTTTTCCGAGTTGGGCGGCAAGTAGTGTGTAAGTACCTGCTACGGCGCCTGGAATAACAAGGTTGTTCGCGTACCATGCATAAGAGTAAGTGATGGTAGCATCGCCAGACCATGTACCTGTTGAACAGGTAAGGAGTTGACCAACTGTTGCTGTACCTGTGATTGCAGGGATTGCGGTAACAAAAGGAGCAACACCGGCTGCTGAAGGATCGACGACAAGTTCGACTTGTTGGAAACCAAGTGTGTACATTTCAAGGTCAAAATCTTCGTTACGACCGCCTGGGCGTTTAGGGCCACCAACCAAACCACGGTTGTAAATCACTGTACCAACGGCGCCAACGGCTCCATCTGCGCGGACTTCTTTGAATGCGTAGTTGTTGTTGTTACCAAGAGCGGCAGCGGCGCGTAAAATGATTTGTCCAGCATCTGTTGGGATACGGGCAACTTCAAGATCAACTGTTCCAGCGTCTGTCAAACCTTTGGCTTTTTGAATAACATCATCGCCCCAAGTATTGTAAGACAAAATGTTTGTGTTTTTTCCTGTCTCTCCGCGAGAACCAACGCCACCGATTTCAACCCATGTAAGAGCTTCGTATGCTGTGCGGTCAAGAACCAAGTTTTGTGGAGTAGCGCAAACATAAAGTTTAGATGCTGCGTTTGTGTTTGCGAAAGCAAAGGCCGAAAGAAGGTTGAATTTTTTCATATTGAGCACCTTTTGTAAAATTTCTAGGACTATAGTAAAATTATACTTTGTTTAAGTCAAGCCTTAAAATAACTGTAGCGAAGCGTTATAGGAACCAAAAGTTCAGGCGGTTGTTCCATCACGTCTGAGATATTTGGATTGTCTGTAATCTGAACTCTTACGTTGTTGGCGGGGTCGGACAAGATCATACCTTTCATGAAGTATTCACAAATTGTTTTTGCGCTGTCCAAAGCTCCATAAACACCCGAATCGTCAATAGGCCAATGAACAATCAAGCGCATCAAACCTCTGTAGGTTTTAGAATCAGACCAAAATTCATTTTCGATGTTGTTGGGAATATAAACAATTTCCAGCCATTTACCGTTGACAGGAATTGTCATATTTCTTCCGATGTATTTAACGTCGAGCGTTGTTGCCTGTGTTACAGCTTTTTGCAGGGCTTCTAAAATATATCGTTCTTTCATTTTCCCCCAACTTTCTTCACTGCATCATCTACAAATTGCTGCCATTTTTGCAAGGCTGTATCTAAAAACCCATCGTAAATTTCACGATATCTTGCATAATTTGCTGTCCATCCCCAATAAAATGTATCACCTAATTTCATTTTTGCCAAAACAAGGTTTAAGCTTTCGCCGAAAATAGAATATTCAGGTAAAACACCAATTTCAGTTGGCGTGCGCTTTCTTCCTTTTGAGGGCCCTGAAGGTAAAGTGTTCAGAGATGCAAGGCCAGACGCTCTTAAAAATCCTGTATCAACTCTCATTTTGCCGCCTTTTGCTTTGACGGTCTGAGCATCTTCAATAACAGAAGAAACAGCAATTCTTGTAACATCAAGCATCTTTTGCTCACTGTCGATAACAAATTTATTTATGACTGTTTCAAAGTTATCCGCCACGATTTTTCACCCAGTCCACCTTGTAAACAACTCGGCATCTGCACTGAGCTATCTCATCGACAGGTGCGCCGAGCGAAGAATCGCCTGGAACCATCAATCGGGCGCCAGAGGGTGAGATGAAAGCATCTTCAAAATCAATACCTTTGCCGCGCCCGTATTTTTCACCCAAAACATTATGAGTTGTTCGCACACGGCCATCACCCGAATCATCCCATTCTTTTGTCACCGCGTTTGATCTTAAAACACCTTCTTCAATACCTTGAACATGCGCGGCCTGCTCTCCGCGGTTGATTGCTTGGATGGTCTCTGTTCGTGCGATGCTCTCTGCGCGGTATTTCAGAGCTTTATTTTTATAAGATGTGACCAGTTTATCGATTGTTTCAGCAGGTATAGGTTTGCCGCTTTCTATTGCTTTTTCAACAATTGCATCGAACCTTTTATCCCTTAGACCCATGGACAGGTAGCGCGGATTTCTTGTTTCTAAATATTGGCGTGCGCTTTCGGCCCATTGGCGTTGACGAACATCTATACCAAGAACCCCGCCCTCGCGTTTTTTCGTGACCGGATTAAAACGCCCCACAATGTTTAAAGCTGTAGCTCTTGGATTGTCTCCGCGAATCAGACCTTGTTCCAAAGACCTGCGAATGTTTTCCCGAACTTCTTCCGTGATCCGAACGATAAATTGGCTAGAAAAATTTCTCAAATCTTCTTCAACACGAGCGTTGCGGACGTTGAATATAAAATTTATAGGCCAGTTCGAAACTGTTGAAACTGCTGCTTGTTCATAAGCGTTTTCAATTGCGTCTAAAACCTTATTTAGAACAGCAGGGTTAAAATTGACAGCGTTTATCAAGGCTTGTTCGTCGTTGGCCTCAATTGCTTTTACAATGTCTGCAAGTGTGGCCGAATCAACGACACCTTGCATGGCTTCCAAAAAAGCTTTTTGCACTTCGGGGATTGAAAGGACTTCTATAGACATTTTATCCTCCTGAGCGGACGATGAACTTCCATACGACTTTATCACCCGCAACAGGAACTGACAAATCTGAAACTATTTTGTAGCGCGATCCATCTATCTCAATAAAATCTTTAAGTGTGGGCACAACACCCTCTAAAACTTCGCTGTTGACCATTATGTCTGTAGCCAAAGCCAACCCGTTTTTAACATACTCTATTGATGCCTTTGATGTAACGGCAGAAAGAACGTACTGAGTTTCAACAGGGGCGCCTGGATTGTCGGGCGTGCCAGAGCCGTTGCTGATTTGCACGAGCTTAATATCACCTTGTTTAAACTGAGTGATAATTCTGTTTGATATGGCCTGAATCTTTTTGTAAGAGAAACTCATGCTCTTGTCGTGCTTCCTGAAAGCATACTGTTTGCACCTGCTTTTCTTGTGTCCAAAAGAGGGGTGAGTAGCTGCTCAACAATCATAATTTGTTTTTGTATTTCAGAAGCTTGATTGATACCAGCGTATTCAATAGCGACAGCACCGTCAACTTTAACAGACTTGAACTCGGACGGGGTGTAATCAACTTGAAGCGATCCAGCCTCTGAAAGTTCTCTGTAAGCCGCTTCAAATGCGGCGTAAGTTACTTTTGTGGGAATTTCATTGCTTGCAAAGACATAGGAAGGAAGTGTGTTCGTGTAAGCGCTTTCTCTCGGCCATTGTCGTTCTTGTAAATAACCACCGGTTTGTTGGCCGTAAAACAATTCGCCGTATTTGTTGTCGAGCCATTCAGACGCTACAAGTAACGCCCCTTCAATCAATTCATCAGACCAAGAATCAGAAATCTCACGACTTCTAACTTGGTGATACATTTTGAAAAGAGAGGCGTTACCGTAAGCGGTCATTTTTACACCACAGGGTTTTTGGCAGCTTCTTCAGCAGCTTTGGCTTCTTCTGCGAGAATTTTAGCTTTTGTTTCTTCTACAAGAACTTTAAGTTTTTTGTCGCCGATGTTTTTAGCAAACTCAACACCTTTTTCCGTCAAGTAAGCAACAGCTTCTTCACGATTAAAAGTAACAGCTTCTTCAAAGCCTGCCATCTTGTGAAGTTCAGGATTAAAGTCAGAAGCGTTGATTACAACAGGGCCGTTATCTGTCTCTATTGTCATTGTTGGAACTATGTCAGTCATTTTAAGTTTCTCCTAGTTGATTTGATGAAAATACAAAGTACCTGCACCTGCTCCGACTGCTCCAATTTTAGCAGGGTCTGGCACAAGCACTGGCATTATAGGCGCTCCCGCAAAAATAGGAAAGCCTGTTGCTATAGTAACATCGTTTGCTGTAGGAGCAACTTTAATAAAGCAGTTCACATCTGACCAAACAGCGTAAACACCAGGCTCTAAAACAGGGCTTTGTCCGGCTGTTGCAGTATATGTAAAAGATTTTTGTGAGCGGCCTTCGATATTTATACGATTTTCAAACATTTTATTACCTTCTCTGTTGAAAAAGAAAAACAGCAGGGGTTTTTACGCCCCTGCTGAAAGTTTATTAACCAAGGAGAGCGGCAATGTGTTGACGTTTGACGGCTTTTTGACCCCATGCAAGACCAACTTGGAATTTCAATTTGTGATCTCCAGCATAAACGCGAACATCAAAACTGATACCAGAGCGAGGGTCTGTCATCATCATGCTGTCAATCGCTGCGTCACGTCCGCCAACCAAAGCTGGGGCGCGTGTTACAAGATGGATAGCACTTTGAGGGAACAAGATGTTCCGTGCAGAAGTTCCAACAACAGTGATTGCTGTTGCAGAAGTACCGATGGCAATACGAAGCCCAGGAGCAGCCAATGTGATTGAACCACCACCAGATACGTCAGCATCACCAGAAACAACCAAGTATTTGTTGGTGTCACCAGCAAATGTGATGTAATCACCAGCAAGGATCGTGACTGGGAAAC